AGTGTATGCCATTACCTGAACCTTGCAGTCTTCTGTGCTATGCCCTTGGGCTGTTTAACAAACTGCTTGCCTTTTGCTTTCCCTGCCCGCTTTGCCTTCGTCGTGGCGGCATACTCTGCTGGGCTTAGAGCCTTGATCGCCTTTTCCGGGAGATAACGTTCTCCGGTCTTTGACGATGGCTTTCCGCTCTTTGTTCGCCATTTCTGTTCTCCCCAATTTTTAAGCGACTGTTGCGGGGCTTTCATATTAACCTAGTATTTTTTTGGTTCATATCGCTTTTTTCAACGTCAGAACCTTTACTTGCTTGCAGTGCTTTTAAGCTTTTCAAGTGATCTGACCCCACAAAATAAACACCTTTAGGTTGTGAGAGTAGCCACATGTCCCGGTATTTATTTGCCTTATCTGCCATCTTTCTTGCTGGCGTACTGCCAGACTCCCACATATTCTTTTCGCCGCTACTTATAAACGCTGCCACATTTTCTTTAGTTGCTTCGGTTTTACTGTTTTTTAAGTACGCATTGCCCATCGCCTTTAAAAATTCAGTTAGCGTATCAGCATCAAACTTGCGCTTCTTAAAGTAACCGTACTGCCCTTGCGTTTTAAGCAGCCTGTCAAAAATAGTACCTGCACCTACCAGTATTTCTTTCTGCTTATTAACCGCTGTGTTTGTAAAAATAACAAACAAAAACTCTTTTGGGTAACCCTTTACATTTTTCGCAAGAGCGTCGTCCCACGACCCTTGGTACTTAACTCCCGGTATCCGGTCACCACCGTCACCCTCGTACCAAGCTCCGTACTTACCAATAGCAGCTTTAACTTCTGGCGGTACGGATACGTTTTTGCCGTGTACCTGCCCCACAAACATCAGGTCAGGGCGAACCTGCAACACGCTAGCCCCTGTACCCACCGCCAGCAGCCTTGTATTTCTTGGCAACCAACTGCGCTTTACGTGCTGACCATTGCCCTGCCCCTGTGCCATGAGTTGCTGCGGCTTTTACCTGAGCCACAATCTTCTTACGTAGACTAGGCTTAGTGTAATTACCGGCAGCGTTTACTTTCGACCCTTTAGCAGCTTTTTTCACCGCATCCTCCACAGATGGCTTACCTAACCTTACAGAGCCGCCCTTCTTGTACTCAGTAAAGTCGGTGTCATCCCGACGCGCTTTCTTCTTAGCGCCGGGCATCTTGGAAGGGTTAATATCACCCATGCCGCGGGAGGCTCTCATCTCAGCAGTACCCGCCTTTTTTCATGCCCTTGTTGCCGGCCATCTTGACCATCGTGCCCTTGGTCTTGCCTTTTACGGCTACACCATCACGGCTGGGGGCAGCAGTCTTCACAGCGCCCATCTTGGTCATGCCGCCAGAAGCCATCTTCTTGGTCTTGCCGCCGTACTTCATACCTTTCATCTCAGCCTCCTCGTGTTTAACCATCGACTTGGGAGCGCCCTTCTTCTTCATAAAGGACACCTCTTTCTTCACCATTGCCTTGGACTCAGCCATACCGCCACCCTTCTTCTTCGAAAGCCCAGCCTCCGACAGCCCGATGGCAATCGCCTGCTTGGGGTTAGTCACCTTCTGGCCAGATGAGGACTTCAACTTGCCAGCCTTAAACTCTTCCATCACCTTCTTGACCTTAACCTGGCCGCCTTTCTTGAAGCGCTGTTGCTGACCCATCTGATCGTTCGGGCCTGCCTGTGCCTGTGGCTGCATATTGAACGTCTGGTTCACGCCGCCGTTCTGGCCACCGGCTTGAGGCTGGTTGCCGTAGAAAGGGTAGGTTGGCTGCTGAACTCCAGTCACGCCACCGTCAGCAAACTTTTTGCGCTTTCTCATACCATCTTCCCTCTGGTTTTGCCGCGTTGTGCGCAACCATCAGCACGGCTCGATGCACTGGAAGTTTTACCACCAGATGCCATCTTCACTGAGCCGCCATGCTTCTTCATGAACTGCGACTTGTATGGAGTAGATGCTCGCTCGGCCGTGCCGGCGATTGCTTTGCCAATACGTGCCAGCGGAGGCTCTTTTGCCGTAGACATCGACGTCTTGCCGCGCTCTTCCATGCCAGCCTCATCTACACCAAACGACTGACTTACTCGCTTGGAGACAGGTTTCTTCGCTGTCTTTTTCGCCATAGCAGGCTTGGTCTCGCTGGTTGGTCCGCCGCCTTTTGGCTCTGACTCTTCGAGGTAACGCTTGGCACTAAAGCCAGCAGCGATTCCTTTTGGCATTTCGGTCTCGGTTTCGACTTCCTTGGATTCACTGATGTATTCCTTGGGGCCGGAGAAAGGGGAAGTTGCCCGCGCGCGAGCGCCCATCGTGGCATAGTCGTCTGGACCTTTACCAAGCTCTTCAGCCTTCAGTCGATCGCTCTTGGTAGAGCGCTCTTCGATCTCAACTTCTTTGCCAGCAGCAAAACGTTTGACTTTGCGTTTCATATGATCTTCCTTTGAGATTCGATCAACTGATCAATCTTGTTCTCAAGACGATTAAATCGCTGATCAATGTGGTCAGTAATGCGGTCAACCTCAGCTTTGGTAACGTTATCCCGTGCAATCTCCTCACGGGTTTTGTTCAGCAGAATAGTAATACGAGCCAATTCCGAGAACTTCTCATGGGCGACATACGCAAACAGGCCCACAAACAGCGAAAGAGCGCCGTTCCAGACAAGATTGATATCCACGATCAACACTTCCACCTTTTCAATGAAGCCGCCTTCCTTGTAGGACGACCCTTCTCATCTTTCATCGGACCCGGCATCCCAGACATGCGCGCGCAAAACGACCGCTTGCGAGCACCGCCCTCCGGCTGCGGAGCCTTGAGATTGCTGCCGGTAGCCTTGTTGTACTTCGCCCTGCCTTTGGCCGTCAGACCCGCCCCCTTCGACACGGGCAGCTTCTCGCCGCGACCGATAGCAAGGGAGGGGGTCTTCTTAGCCATAGAACACCGTCACGTTTGCACCAACACTGGTTACAACGGTCAGGTTGGATTTGCAAATGATGCCCTGATCAGGAATGTTTAGCGGAGTCACACCCGCCACACCGGGCGCTGTAAACACCACCAAGTTAGATGCTCCATCCTTGATCTGCACCGTAGCCGTCGTGCCGTACTGAATCAGGCCGCCCTTCAAGCGAGTGCGGCCTTCGTACACAACTGTCGTGGCGTTCTGCGGGCACGTTCCCGGCCTAACGTCTGATTGCATAGCCATGCTGGCCCCCTATTAGGAGTTCTGCTGACCGAACAGAGGATCAGTTACGTAGTAGGTGATGTAGCCAGAAACATCGCCGACAGCCGAGCTTGCGCTCTCAGTGGTGACGGTGAAGTTTTGATTTGCATCAGCAACAGTGCCGATACCAGCGCCTGCGCCAGTTGCGCCCGGAGTCACAGTCTTGGCCGAGGTAGCAGCCAGAGCGGACACATAGAACGCAGCGTTAGAAGCAGAGCCATCGATCAGGGTGTAACCAACATTCATCGTGCCGCTGGTCAGACCATTGGTGATAACAACCGAGGTCACAACAGCGTTTGCAGGGAGAATAAGGGGGGTGCTGGAGTCGGAAGCAACTACAACGTTGCCGGCAACTGCCGCGTTAGCAACATAGAAACCTGCTGCCATGACGCCGGAGCCGCAATAGGCTTGACGAGTGTTATCGCCGCCGCCCGAACGCCAGATACTTTGGGTGGTAGAAACTGCCATGATAAATTTTCCCTCATGCGGTTAGGTACGTCGATCTGCATGAAGTCAGCCGGGACTGTTCGACGCACCGGGTATTCCCGGATTCATAGCCTTATACTATGCCGCCAACCAAAATGCAAGAGGATGGCTATGGTTCTAGTTTGTTTGATTTGCGGAGGTTTTCCTCCCTTGTCATGACCTGCAAATTCCATGGCACATGCAGGCCGCAGACCGACTCTCCCCGCAGTGGAATGATGTGATCCACGACGTACGGCACACCAGTGACCCTAGAGGTAATCATCGCGTCTACGTACATTTGGCGGATTTGTTTTTTGTGTTCTGCGGTAAGCCACTTGGGAGTAGCCTGTTTGTGTTTGTCTCGCCGATGCTTGGTGCTGGCTTTTACCTCTTCAGGGTTCTTCAACTTCCAAGCTTTTCTGTATTTTTGCCGCTGCTCACTTGGCCGCGTCATGGCTTTAATTTTTACAATCTCTTTGTTGTTTTCGTAATATTTTTTCTTGGCAATTTTCCCGCTGTCTGACTTGTTGTAATTTTGAAAGTACTCTGTTCTTTTCTGATTATTTTTTCCCCATTCAATTTTCTGGCACTCAACGCATGTGCCTTTGGTTTTGCGCGGGGCTACGTGCCCATGTTTGCAAGGCTCGCCAGTAAAGTAATGAGTGGCACCAGAGGCAATCGCCTCTTTTCTGGTCTTGGGCAATAAGCTGATATCCATGATCTCCTCCGTGACTTTGACACAGGTATATTACCACAGATTTCTCAACGCAACAAAAAACCCCGCCGAAGCGGGGTTCTTTGTCGATTGATCCTTGCGGAATCAAGCGCCCTGGGATGCGAACATGCCCAGAGGATCCGACCAGCCGAACGAATAACGCTCACGAGCTTTGTAGCGAACGTTTCCAGTGTCAAAGTCACCATCCATTGAATTCTGGAGCGGGATACGAACAAAGTGCTTCATGCCGTTGGGTACATCGGTGGTGAGATACCAGCCGTTGTTGTCGGTCAGGAAGTGGTTGATCGTATAGCCTTCCGGAATCGAACCGTTGTTCACGATCGCGTTGACGTCGTTGTCATTGGTTCCTGGACGCAGCTGAGTTTCCAGCAGGCGGGTTGCAACGAATTGCAGTGCCGGCGGGACGATCAGCTTGCGGGGCTTGGCAGCGATCAGCAGACCACGTTCGTCGGTCCAAGCTGCGATCTGGATGACTGCGTTTTCAAGCGCGGTCTCAGACAGGTCAACTTGGGTCGAAGGGGTGTTGCTGTTGGTGCCGCCTGATACCAGCGGGTGAGCAGTGCTGAACAGTGCAACGCCATCGCCGCCGGGATAGTTCGACGAGAAGCCGTTGTTCAGAACAGCAGCAGCCTTAACCTGCTTGGTGTAGGCCATAGCACGAGCCAGCGCCTTGGTATAACGGCCTGACAGGCTGTCATACAGGTTGTCTTCGATGGCCTCTTCGGTCAGCGAGAAACCCAGTGCGATGGTTTCGTGGTTGTAGCGAGCAGTCCATGCCTCTTGGCCGTTGTCGTACGCGATTGCAGAACCTTCGTTCTTCACCGGTGCGGCACTGAAGCCAGACAGCTTGGTCTCTTCTTCGAACGAACGCTCGGAGGTCTCGGTTTCGTAGATCTCTTTGTGTTCTTCGCCATAACGAGCATACTCCATGCCGAACAAAGCGTTCAGGCCAGGCAGCAGCTCTTTCAGTAGTTGTGCACGTGAAATAGCCATGTCTTACTCCTTAAACACCAGTCGGGTTCAAATACGCATGACCGCCGGTAACAGTTGCAGTGTTAGCACCGCTCAGGTTCACCGAAATAGTCACATAAGGCGCGTTGAATTTGCAAATGAACTCGCAATACCCGTTAGAGGTATTGGAAGTGTCGGGAACAATGTCAACGATACGGATCGGCAGCGAAGCAGTCGTAGCGATGGAAGTACCATCGATAGCGATTGCCGAGTCGCCGGTGGTGTTTGAGCCGGAGTTCTGCACCAGAGCCGCGTTTGCACCAACAGCATCCGGGCCATAGAAGGCGACGGTGGTGCCAGACGAAACGGTAGCCACTTTGAACAGAACGTCAGGATCATCAACCACGTAAGCCTGAGCGTCGGAAGCCACGGTGCCAGCAGGCCAGTACTGCGCAAACTGCTTCTGCTTGGTCGTGGGGTTGGTGTAGGTGCAGCCTACAAAGATGCCAACCGGTGTTGCGGTGGTGGTGCCAACGTCTTTTTCGACGG